TCAGGAAAGCGTTGAGAGCAGCAGGGCGGGTGATTGGTCATAGGTGCCGACCTGCTTCACCCACAGGTCAGCAGGTCCATGCTGGCCAATCAGGTTGGTGATTTCTGCCGCGGTCAGGCGCAATTGCGCCGTGGTGAGTGCCCAAGTTGCAAGGGGCGTCTGCGCAGGACCGTAGCCGACCAGGTAGGCTTCACGCTCTTCAACGAGCGGCACATCGACCCCGTCGTCCCAGCGCCATTGCCCGCGCGCGCGCCGGGTCCATTCGAATAGCCGCGCGCCGTCAGCGGCTGTCGTTGCGCGTGGGTGAGCGGGGCACAGCGGACGACGCGACAGACCGGGATTGGCGAGCGGTGCAATGACGGCGTCAACATCATTGGTGCCGATCGCAGCAATCCGGGTCGATGTCAGTGGCGGCGCGAGCGCGGGATCGAGTGCAATCAAGCTATCGTCGAGCAGAATGGCCGCGGTCTGCCGGGGATGCCCTTGGGCTGCGGCCTGTTCGGTGCCGCCGCGCCCACGCAGGAGACCTGACAAGCGCCAAGCTCCTCCGCCCAACGGCTCCGCCCGCGCGAATTGCACCACCTCGCTACCAATCATCATCCGGTTGGCGCCCGCGGCAATGGCATCAATATCGGCATCAGTCAGAGCAAGATCATTCGCCACAAGCTGCACCGTCACGCTGGCTGCAGGCTCAAACAGCAAGGCTGATGAAGGCGATAGCGGTTCGGCGAGGCTGCCGATCACGGCACGCTGCGATCCTGTGGTGCCCAGATCAACCAGCGCAGACCCTTGCACGGCAAACAAAGCTGCGCCGCGCCATGCGCCGTTCTCGGCCGAGGCCGCTGCGAAGATCAGCGGCGTTGCCGGGTTGGCACTGCCATCAGCCGGGACTTCAATAGCGAGCAGACGCGTGGCCGGAATGGTAAGATCGGTCTGGGGCAAGACTTCTCCGGGATCGCTGGCAACCGGCCCGGCAGCGCTGGGTGCCAGCCGCTCCAGCTCCAGCTCGATCCCGCGATCGAACCATTCCCAGCTGCGGATGAGCCATAGGCCTGGCGCATCAGGAATGCGCACCACCATTCCCGGATTGAGGCGTGGATCCAGCTCGCCGATGCGCCACGTCACGGTTTCGTGCTGCCAACGCGCGCGATTGGCGCTCTCATTGGCGAGTTGGCGCGCGCCACGGGCGGTCATGGCTGCGGGCAGATCGACCATCAGCTCACGACCCGTCTGCCGCGCGCCGACAGCGCGTTGCACCCCTGGCTGATAATCGCGATCTTCATCGTAATAGCGCAACGCGGCCGGATTGCGGGTCGGTACGCCCGCGCGCTGCTTGTTCCGAGCATCCTCCGACGCCGCGTCGCGCCGGCTGAGCTGCGGGGGCAGAATAACGGGCGTGGTGGCGAACTGGCCGCGTGGGGCGATCATAAGGCCATCCGCGCCCGAAGTGCATACCAGCGGGATCACCTGATCGATCACGTCCAACGTGCCTGCCAGCGGTCCGCCTTCATCGGCGAACCCCCGGGCATGTTCGAGAATGGGGGGTACCGCGCCATTTGCTACGCTCGGCACCAGTCCGCTCAGCGACACCAAATCGTCGCCACCGTCAGCAAAGATCTCGAAGCTCAGGGCAGGAATGCGGTTGCCATAGTCGGCCAGTTCCAGGTTTTCGAAAATGACATAAGCGCAGTCCCGGAAGGCCGGGGCTGCTGTGCCTTTGGCAGCCGCGATCAGGGGATCGGTCGGATCGTCGCCAAATCCGGAGTAGAAGCGCAAGCTGCCCCCGACCTTGAGGTCGCCTTGGGCGCCACGCAGAAGATTGCCATCGGCCCAGATGCGTCCCAGCCCGGCAAGCGGAGTGCTGGACAGAGCCACAGCAAATGAAGCCGAATAGGAATAGGTGACGGTTGAAGGCTGGCCTTTGCGGCCCTTGTCCTTGCGCTTGCTTTCGATCAGGTCGGTGGACCAGATGACCGTTCCAGGCACCCGCATCCGACCGAAGTGGCGCGCAATCGCCTGACCATAGCTTGAGGTGCTGATCGCCAGTTCGCGCAGGCGTGGCCCCTGCCGGGTGCCTCCGCCAAATATCTGCCGGTCGACCTGTTGTCCGATGAACGCACCAATTGATCCGCCAATCGGACCGCCGATTGCAGACCCGATTGCGGTAAGGAGCAAAGTCGCCATCGCGCTAAACTTTCTGTGAAAATGTGGGGCGCCATCTGGCGATGATCCGCCATTGCGGTTCAAGCGGCTGCCGCACGACCTGCCGCAACCCGGCATGGGCATGAACGACGCTGGCGGCACTTTCGACGATCACGAGATGGTGTTGGCACGGCGGAAGCGAGATCAGCAGCACCTCGCCTGCGCGGATCGGGCCGAGCGCGGGGGTAAGCCCCGATGTGGCGGCAAAGTGCAGCCAATGATCGATTGCGAGATTGCGGAGCGTATAGCCAGATGGTCCCTCCGGCCGTCCGCCCGCCGCAGCGATCGCCGCCGCGACGAGTCCGACACAATCGAGCCCCGATTCAGGGTTGCGCCCGTGGAGCCGGAATGGGCAACCAATGAAACCCGATGCCGCCTTCGCCAAGGCTACGCCGGCATCAGCCATGCGAGCGGCGATCACGGCTGGCCATAGCGGGCCAGCAGGTCGTTTCCCGGCAGAAACGGCTCCCCGCGAAAATTGATAGCATTGCCAAATCGCCCTGCGCAGGTGGCAATGGTGTGATCGCACCCTTCGCGCAGTTCGGCGCGCGTGCCGGGCAAGGTGCCTGCCACCAGTGGGCGATCAAGGAGCAGCCAATCACCACCTGCATCAATAATCCCGAAGGTCAGACCCGTTTGTGGCCCGGACATAAAGCGCACCCTGCCATCGATGTAATTGGCCCCAACGAGGCCGGGAATGCGGATACGGTTTGCTTCCGGATCAATCTCGGCCAGCGTCTCAACCGACGTATACCGCGCCGATGAAAGGCCGCAGCCTCGCCCGCAAAATGATGCCCTGCAGGTCGGGCTTGTGCGCGGCACCAGGTCTTCTTCGAGCAGGCTTTTGCTGGAGCGCAGTTCAGCGGCGAACTGCGACTGATCATCTTCGATCCGTCCGATCTGGCCGGTGTAAAGCGTGTGGTGATCCAGCGTTTGCCAATCGACCGCGCCGATCGCGATGGCGGCATCATCAAACAGGCCGGCTGCCAGATCCTCAGCGCGGATGGTATCGTGGTGGAGAGCCCCCTGCGCCTCGGCACTATCGTTGTTGAGCTCGGCCGTCAGCCGGATCGCGGCCGGGATCATGCCGGGCGCGGCGCGGTGCAACAGGCCGCCGAACATCAGATCGCGATCATGGCTGGTGAAGCCCAGCGCAGTGCCATCGCTGCGAAAGATGCGCCAGAAGGTGGCGACGGTATCAAGCTCGCGGTCAAAGAACACGCGCATCACACCGCCTCGCGCACTTCGATCAGCGGGATCGAGGGCGCTTCACCAGCGGCGAAGTTCACCGCGGAAATGTCGAGCCGGTCTTCGGCAAAGCGCACCGGAACATCGAACAGGAACCCCGCGCGCACCTCGGCCCCGGTGGGCGGCGCGGCAAGGAAGCGCAACACGCCCTTGTCCTCCACCGTCCAAGCCGTGCTTGCGGCGCCGCCCACGCTGACGACCAGACTATCAGGACGCGGTCGGGTGATTGGTCGCAGCTGCGGTTCGACCGGGCCGTAGGCCTTGATCAACTGGAACTCGGAGCGCAGGCCGTCGCCGATGCCGAGGAGTTGATCGAGCATCGTGGGGGTGCCTGTCATCCCGTTGGAACTGTGATCGAACGGGTCCGTCAGGCGAAACCCGCGCGCCGGGCCGCGGCGGGCGCGGAAGAAGGCGACCAGTTCGCCCAATTCGCTTTCCGACCGGATCCCTGGACCGACATCAAAGTTCAGTCTCGCATCGGACCAGAGCGAGTTGCGCCGCTCGTGCCCCGACGCGGTCACAGCAATGGTGGTTGAAAATTCTGGCGCGACGGAGGCATTGCGGCCCAGTGCAAAGGGATAAAGCACGTTATCGAACGGATCCATGGCTTGCTCCGATGATGAGACGAGACGGGTGTAGCCATCGCGGTTGACCTGCGGCAGCGCCCAGACATAGCGGCGCGCGACACCGCGCGCGGCGGCTTCGTCCAGCCCCCGGTCGATGCGCAGCCAGAACAGTTCGGCGTCGGCCGGGTTCAGCACAAAGCCCGACAGATAGTCCTGATCCGCCAGCGGGTAACCGAGCCGGTTATTGACGAAGACATAGGCGGCCTTGCGCGCGGCATCGGCGCCGCCGGTCAGCCAGTCGTAATCTTCCAGCTGCAACCGATCGAAGGCCGGGGCGGCCCAGCCCGCAGGCAGGTTGGCCCGGTAAAGCTCGGGCCGCGCGGGGTTGAGAATGGTTGGCGTAAAGGCCAGCAGCAGCACTTGAGCTGGTCCTTGCGCGGCGCTTCGCACGGTGGCGGTCAGATTGGCGGTCGACTGCGCCAGAAGCACGCCTGCCGCATCGAGCAAATCAATCTCGGCGGTGCTAAGTGGTTCGCTAAGATTGGTGATAACCGGCGGATCGCCCCCGAATGCTATCTTCGCTGCGGGATCATACAGGCAGATCTCGCCCGCAGGGGTAACCCACCACCACGGCTCGCCAATCTGGAACCGCACTGGCAGTCCCGCGGCTTCAAGCAGTTCGACAAATTGCTGCGCGATCTGGCCCAGCCATGCCATCGCATCGGCGTTGGCGGGTGACAACAGGGTTGATGGCGGCACCCAACCAGTCAGGGCCGGAGCACCGCTGGCCGTGCGCTGTTTCCAGTCCTTGGGGCAATAGGCATCGAACAATTCATAGGAGAGCGAGGCGATCACCTCAAAGTCCTGCGCTTTGGCCAGCGCCATGAAATTGCGGTGCCAGGCGACGGCAGGCTCGCACAGGGTGCCCGCTTGGGGCACCCTCAGCGCGCCATCGGGCTGAGGGGTGAGCCGCATGTAATGGCTCATGCCAACATAGTGGACCAGATCATCGCGGTAGCCGAGCCCAGTAACCGCCCGCAGCATCCGCGCCGGGGTCTGGTTGTAGCTATCATCATAGGCGGTCGCCATGCGCTCACCATGCGGCGGCACCAGCACATCGCCGATCTCCAGCATCGCGCGCCCACCATCGGAGGCGATTTCGGACACGTCCACCGATCCGTTGAACCGTGCGGCCAATGGCGCCGTGCTGCCGGGCACGAAGGCGGGGGCGACCAGCGAGATGAACATGCGGTCGATGTCGCCCGGATGAATACGCTCACCCGGCAGGCTGAAGCCCGCCTCAAGCCGAGAAAACGGCAAGGTGATACGCGCATCGGTCGGGCTGCCGGTGGCATAGTTCCACAGCCGCACAAACCAGGTCCGCGCGGCGCCATTGGCATCGCGGCCCTCGATCGTCAGCGTCGGCCCGTTGGGTTGGTCGAGCGCGATCACCCCTTCCGACTGCCAACGGAAGCTGAGCGTCGTGTGCGAATAATCGCGGTCAGTTTCGTAAGCGAGCAGAGGGTGGTCAAGCGTGTCGACGCTGTCCCAGATCAACCCCACCAGCTCGCCAGCGGTGTGCAGTTCCACGTCGACCCGCATGGAATCTGGGCCGGTCGTCACCACCGATGCCATGGCGGGCCGAGGGAAATTGACCGTCCAGAAGCGCGGATCAAAGCGCTGGATGAAGCTGCTTTCCTGCGCGCGGCGTTCGCGGGCGAGCCAGAATGTCATGATCGATCCCCGTTTCAGGCCTGTTGCAGAGAGCGGCGTACGGCGCTGGCAATCTGGCGTGATGATCGCTGCAAGGCGGTGGGCGCGGCCTGACCGCGCGGCACGGCCAGCTGAATCGCGACCTGAACATTGCGGCCCGCCCCGACTGCGCCCGTTTCAATCCGGCCCGATGTCGTGGGCACGAACACTTCCGGCCCGCGCTCCCCAACGAGAAACGCCCGCCCGGGCGATACCGGCCCGCCTGTCGCGCGCCCTGGCAGACCGAGCAGCGCGCCCAGCGAATTGCCGATCAGGCTGCCGAGCCCGCCCCCGCCGCCAAGCCCGCCTCCCCCGCCGCCGCCAAACAGGCTGCTGATCCCGGATTGCAGCGCATGGGCGGCAATTTCGTTCAGCGCATTGAAGGCCACGCGCTTCAGGTCGTCAAACCCAAGGCTTCCACGCCGCAGCGCCGATAGCAGGCCGTTTTCCAGCACATTGCCCGCCCGCCCGAACCCGTCGAGCAGCGAGCTATCAAGCGAACGTCGCATGCCTTCAAGATCGGTGGCAAAGCCATCGGTGCGGGCGCGAACGTCAATCACCAGTTCGTCAAAGCTGTCATTCATGGGCGTCGCGCTCCATCATGCGGGCGATCATCTCGCGGCTGAGTGGGAAAGGGCAGGCGGGGTCGGCGGGATCAGACAGCGCCATCAACAATTCAGCCGGGGTGGCCGACCAGAATTCACCCGGACGCCAACCCAAGAGGCGGGCGGAAAGGCTGCACCAACGGGCGGCGCCGGTGGCAAAGGTCGCACTCACGGCGCGCTCTGGGTCACCTGACCTTGCAGCACCTGCGCCAGCACCGCGCGCACCGGCTGCGTCGCGGCGACCAGCCCCATCGCCAGCACCGCTTGCCCCACCGCTGCCCGATCAGGCCGGTTCTCAACCGGCAGGCAGTGCCACAGCAGGGATGACATCTCAGTCAGGGTCAAAGCGCCCGCAGCCGCCCGTTCGACCAAGGCGAACAGCGATCCCAGCTCGGCCTCAGCCAGCACCAGATGTTCGAAGGACGGGCGCAGCACGTGGTTCATCCCCGCAACCGTCAGCAGGCATTCGCCGCGCAGGGGATTGGCGGCAGCGGTCACGCTGGCACGACCGGGCCAGAGCTTTCCAGCTGGAGCGTGTAATTGCGCTCCCCATTGAAATCGCCGGCATAATCGAGCCGCTGCACCAGAAAGCGACCACGCAGCCTTTCGCCATCCTCGAATGACAGCTCATAGGTATCGAGCGTGCCTGCCAGAGCATGGCTGCGCACGGCGGTTTCAGCGCTGCTGCCAAGGAAGATACCCGCTGCGCTGACGGAGACAGAACGAGTGCCCGCCCCGGACAGGAGATCGCGCCAGCCAGCCGATTCCTTGTGGGTGACAACTACAGTATCGCCATTGATCGACATTTGTGTGGTGCGCAGGCCAGCCACTGTTTGGAACGCCGGGGGTGTGGCCCCATCAGAGATCTTGAGCAGGAAGGCAGCGCCGGATTGTGCGGGCATGGGGATGTACTCCTTAATTGGGTGCGAGAATGCGGAAGCGGTATTCGATCAGCGCTGCGCGGCGATTGTCGGCGCGCGCTTCGCTGCGGGAGCGCAGGAAGCGGATCGAGGCGAGTTCGAACCCGGGGTGGAAGGGCGGCAAGGACAGCACCCGGCGCTCGATCGCGGCCAGCAGCGACGCGTCGGCGGCGGTCAGATCGGTGCGGGTTTCCAGTTCCAGCGCGATCCGGGTTTCGCGGCCTTGCCGGTCCTTGGTCCCCCAATCGATGGAAGCGCTCGCCGCAATGCCCAGCCAAGGCGGGCTGGCCGACAGCGGGGCCTCTTCTTCGATGGTGTTGATCGCGGCCAGCGCCGGATCGCCGCGCAGCCAGGCGATCAGAGCGGCGCGCAGGTCGTTTTCCATGGCGATCAAATCCTCGTGCTGTCAGCGGTGAAATCGGGCCAGAGCGCGCTGGCAGAGTGCCAGTCGATCCGGCCGTTGCGGCGTTCCCTGAGCGCTGCGGCTGCGCGCAATCCCGCCAGCCGTTCGGCACGCGCGCGCAGGCGCTGCACAAGTCGGTCAGCGCGGGCGACGGCGCTGATCATGCGAGCCGCACACTGCGCCATGGCCGCCACAGGGCGGTGACGCTGGCTGGAGGAACGGCGGCGGCCTTGCCCTCGCGATCGCGGTAATGATACGCAGCGAGACGGATCATGCCTTGCCGCAGCGGGGGCGGCAGGCTGTCCCAATCATCGGCGATCCCTGTGATCAGCCGCACCGCAAGGCGTTCACCCTCGACCGGGCCAAGCAGCGAAACGCAGGCAGTGCCTGCAATCCGCCACGCGATGACCTCGCCGGGTGTGGTCAGTGCGCCGCGCGTGCCATCGGCGGCAATTATCGCAACGCCGGTGACGCTGCGCACCGGGCGCGCCACAAGTTCCTGCCATCCTGCGACCAGCGGAATGACTTCCTCCACCGTCTGCACCAGCGGGGTCTGGCCGGTGAAGGCTTCGCAAATGCTCAGGCTCACATCCAGCAGCCCGGTCAGGGCCGCATCATCATCCGGGCGGCTGATGCCGAGCCAATGTTTCAGCTCTGCCAGCGCCGCAGCGCCCGGCACCGGGGGCTGCACGATAATCCGCTCCATCGCGGGTTCTCCTTGAAAATGGTCCCAAAAAGGGTGCGCCCGCATCGCCGGGCAGGCAGGAGAGGTGCCTGAAGCGATGCGGGCGCGGAGGTCCGGCGCGGGAGCCGAGGGGACAGGCTCAACCGCGCCGGGTTACGAAGGCGTTCTTGCCAGCGCGCCAGGATGCTGACGCATCACGCGCTGGAAATGCTCAAGCGCCGCACGGGCTTAGCCAAAATCCAATCCGGCATTGCCGATTGAATTTTGGCCGCGGCCTAGGCTTCGATCTTGAGCAGCTTGATGGCGTTGGAATCGAGCACTTTGCCGCCCACCCGCTTGGTGGCGTAGAAGTGGACGAAGGGCTTGTTGGTGAAGGGATCACGCAGCACCCGCGTCGCGCCGCTTTCGGCGATCAGATAGCCATGGCGGAAATTGCCGAAGGCGATCGGGAAAGCGCCGCCCACCGCATCGGGCATATCCTCAGCCTCGATCACCGGGTAGCCGAGCAGGCGGTTGGGCTGCCCTTCCACCAGGCCCGGCTGCCACAGGAACGCGCCATCGGCGGTCTTGAGCTTGCGCACCGTCGCCAGCGTGGTCGAGTTCATCACAAAGACCGCGCCCTGCCGATGGCCCGATTTGAGCGAGTGGATCAGGTCGATCAGCTTGGCATCGGGCGCGGCGTTAAAGCCGGTGGCGCTGCCCGATCCGACATATTGCACCGTCCCAAAAGCGCGCACGCCATCTTCAGCGGTGCTGGTGGTGGCGGTCAGGAAGCCGGAGGGCTGCCCAACGCCGGTGCCGCGGACAAAAGCGGTTCCCTCAGCGCGGGCGAATTCGAGCGCGATTTCGCTCGCCAGCCAGCTTTCGAGATCGAATGCCGCGTCATCCAGCATGCCCTGGCTCGCCGCCGGGTTGGCGTAGAGATCGCCGGTCGGCGGCGCGATTTCGGCGAATTGCGGCGTGGCGGTTTCAGGACGGGGGGCGGTTTCGCTGACCCAGCCCGAAGCGACGCCGCCGGTTGCCACCAGCTTGCGGTAGCCCGAGGTGCCGGTCTGCACCACCTGCGCAATCGCGCGGATCGGGCTGATATCGGCGAGGGTCGAGGTGATCATCGCGTCAATCTGACGCGGCACGGCATAGCCGCCATCACCCGGCGTCGCGCCGCTGATCGATTTCAGCTCAGTCTCGCGCCCGCGCCGCAGATAGCCATCGACGAAGCCCTTGACCTCAGGCGTATCGCTCGCCGGAGCGCCGCCCATCACCGGGCGGGTGGCAGCGCGGGCAACCTTGTCGAGCCGCGATTTCACTTCGTCAACATCGCCGCGCAGACCGGCGATGGCGGTATCGGCCTGATCCTGGCGAGCGACGATATCGAAGCTCGCGTCCATCGGATCGGCGGCGGTGGGGGTGACAGTGGGGGTATGTTCCATGGGGCAGTGGCCTTTCGGTTGCGGGTAAAAGGCCCCCTCTTCTTCAGAGGAGGGGGTTGGGGGTGGTGGCGTGGGCAGGTGGTAGTGGGCGGTCCGCACCACCCCGCTGCGACTAAGGCCTGCTGCGCAGCCCCAAGTCTCGCGCCCCTCCTCTGAAGAGGAGGGAGACAATCACCGCACGAGGTGAATTCTGGCGCCGTGTTGCAGCGGGTGGGTGACGAGGCTGACTTCGAACAGATCGATCTCAAGCAGCTCGCGCCCCGCATCAGATTGCCGGGCGGTGCGGGTGCGGAAGCCGAAGCTGAGGCCGCTGACCTCGCCCTTTGCGAGCAGAATCGCCGCCCGGCTATCAGGCCGATCAATCCGGGCGATCACACGCAATCCGCGCGCGTCCTCGGCAATAGCTTCGATCTCGCCAATCGGCTGATAGGGCCGGTGTTGCCAATAGAGCGGCAGCGGCGCGCTGCGTTCGGCGAGCGTGCGGGCGAATGCCCCGCGCCGGATAGTATCGCGTGCCCCATCGGCAATATCGAACAGGGCGGCGTATCCGGCAAAGCGGATCGGTGCAGCGCGGTTCACAGCAAGTCCCACGCGCCGAGCCGCACCGCGATCCCGATCAACAGCGCCGCCAGCGCGCCGCGGATCAGCCAGTCGACGAACGCCTTCCACGCGCTGGTCTTGGCATCGCGCCAGGCTTTCAATAGCTGGCGCAGCTCGCCCAGATCATCCTCGGCACGGGGATCACCCAGACCCAGCCGATCCAGCACCCGGTCGCCAGCGAGCACGCTCGCTTCCTCGATAATCGCGCGCAAGGTGACCAGCTCGGCCCCTTCGCCGCGCGCCTGCGCCATCAGGCTGGCCAGCAGCTCTTCGCGGCTCATTGGGCATTCTCCCTTTGGGTGTCCTCGATCGGCAGGCCGAGCAGCTGGCGCTTTTCAGTGCGGGTGAGGAAGTTCGCTTCGGACACCTGCGACCACAGGCGTTCCCGATCTTCCGACAGCGCAGGCACCCGGTCGAGATCGATCCGCAGCGTGGCTTGCCCGAACCACGGGGCAAGGCCCTCGCGGATCGCGGCGAACAGTTTCTCCGCCAGCGGCAACAAAGTGAGCCGCCACAGCGCGCGGTTCGCCTCGCGGTAATTGGCGTAGGTGTTGTCGCCTGGCAGGCCGAGCAGCATCGGCGGCACTCCGAATGCCAGCGCAATATCACGCGCCGCTGCGCTTTTGAGGGTCGCGAAATCCATGTCGGCTGGGGAGAGCGCCATGCTCTGCCACCTGAGGCCGCCATCCAGCAGCATCGGGCGGCCGGCATTGCCTGCGCCCGAAAAGGCGGCATCCAGCTCGCGCTTCAGCCGATCAAACTGCTCCTGCGCCAGCGCCGCCCCGTCGCCGGGTTCATAGACCAGCGCGCCCGATGGCCGCGCCGCGTTTTCCAGCAGCGCGCGGTTCCAGTGGGTGGCGGCATTGTGGATCACCACCGCCTGCCACGCCGCCTCCAGCGCGCCGGCGCCGCAGTGATCATCCAGCGGATGCATCGCCCGGATCGCGATGATCCCCGGCCAGCCATCCTCATCCTCCAGCGCGATGCGGCTGGTGCGCCCGGCAACGGTGTAGTCATAACCGCAGGGCCAGCCATCGGGCCCAGTCACCACCTTGACCCGCTCGGGCCGCAGCGCAAACAGCTCCACCGGCGTGCCGCTCGCATCCTTCAGGATCTGGACATAGCCATTGCCGTGCAGCAGCAGGTGCGCCGCCAGCGTCTCGATCAATGATTGCCCTGCGCTGGTGGCGGTGACCAGCGCGGCGAGGCGCGGATCATCGCAAGTGATGGGTGCCTGCCCAATACTCTCGGCCGCAATCCGCACTGAACGCTGGGCGATGGGATTGGCGATAAAGCCTTCGCTGATCGCGCGGCTGTATTCGTAACTGCGCGGGGCCGGACCGGCATCAAAGGCCGGATACCAGCCCTGCATCAGCCCCGGCGCCAAAGGCACACGAGCGCGCGCCCCGCCCTTGAAGGCGGAGCGGAGATTGTCGAGGAAGGACATGGAATTTCCTTTGTTTTGTGAAACTCACAGGCTTAGGTTGCCGCGGGCATCAATCGATGGCGGGGCAAGCTCTGTGACGCTCAAGGAATACGTGTTCGGTCGAAGGGTCGTGCTTCAATCACCTCACCCCAAGGCGAAGGTGACTGCCCAAATCGACAATGCAGCTGGCTCGTTCTTTTCGCCGTTTCGTCGCGGCGTGACGGGTGGGGTGTATTTCGGTCGACTTTACCTCGCTTGGAACATTCCAATGATCACCAACGGGTTTCGGCCAATACTGTCAGGACAGCTTGTCGAGAGGGGGCGTTCCACCGAAGTGCGGGCGTCGTATGGTGCCCCTTTGATCGTGCTGGTGTTTCTGGCGATCTGGTATTCCCTGTTCGTCTTCATCACTGCGAGCACCGCCGCCGCTGTGTTGCGCGAAGGGTTGGGCGCTCGCGATCCGTGGGCGATGGCGGCCTTTCCCTTGATGGCAATTGTGCCGGTCGCAATCCACCACATCTTCCATCGCAACGCTGACGCACATTGGGATGCGATGCTCGTGATGTTGAAGGATGAGGCCGGGCTCGTGCCAGTCAAGACGCCGCGCGCCCGCTAATCGAAGCGCATCACACTCGGCTCCCCCCGCCGCCCCAGCATCAATTCTGTAAGCCCCCACACCAAAGCATCGGCACGGTCAGGACTCCGCCCCGGCCCGGCGTAGTTGCCGCCGACCAGCAATCCGCACAATTGGTCTTCGAGCCGGGCGAACATCCCAAGGTGCCGCACGCGCCCGGCGGCATAAAGCGCGGCGACCGGCTCGGCGCGGGCTACCTTGCCGCGCGCTGCGTGCACCAGCCGGATCGTCAGCGATTGGTCGGCGGCGCGCAGCACGCTTTCGACCATCGCGCCGCCCTGGTTGGCTTCGGCCACGACCCGGTCTGCCTTCCATTCGCGCGCGGCCTCTGCCACCCGCCTGGCCCATTCGGCAGGCGCGGCCCCGGTGGCGGAGCAATCGGCGAGCACGCGGCCAATCCCGTCCTCCCCCAGCGCGACCACGATGATCCCGCATTCGTCGCCGTGCGCCGAGGCGGGCGGATCAACCGCCACCACCACGCGGCGGTGTTCGCATGCCGGACGGGCTTCGCGCGCGCCTTCAAGCATTGTGCGGGTCCACAAGGCGCCTTCAATATCCTCCAGCAGCTCGCCGCCGATTTCCTGCCGGGCGAGCTGTGTGCCGCCGAATTCGCTCGCGATGGCATCCATGAATTGCTGCGGCAGGTTCATGGCATTGGCGTCGGTCGCGCCGCGGCTGATCATAACACCGTCCCCCGCCGCTTGCTGCGTCGCCAGCCGCTGCACCAGCGGCACCGCGCGCGGCGTGGTGGTAACGATAATGCGCGGATCATTGCCGAGCCTGAGGCCGAGCAGCAGATTGTCCCAGCAGCGCGTGGCCCGTTCATGCGACAGCGGCCACTTGCCGATTTCATCGCACCAGGCATGGCTGTGCTGTGGGCCGCGCAGGCTTTCCGGCTCGGCAGCGGAGAACAATTGCGCTTGCGCGCCGCTGCGGAACCGGATGCGATGAAGCGAAGGCTCAAAACGCGGGCGTTCCTCTGGGGGGAAGATTGCCAGCAACCCGCTTTCGCCCTCAACCATAACCGCCCGCGCCTCAGCCAGTGAGGACGAGATCAGCGCGACGCGCGCCTGCGGATCGCGCTCGGCCACCATCCGCACCCATTCGGCCCCGGCGCGGGTCTTGCCGAAGCCGCGCCCGGCCATGATCAACCAGATACGCCAGTCGCCCGGCGGCGGCAGCTGCTCGGGCCGGGCATGATAATCCCACAGGAATGTGAATTCATTCCTTTCCTCCGGGCTGAGCTTCTGGATCAGCGCGGCGCGCACTTCGGGCTCTTCATGCAAAAGCCAGTGGAACGGCTCGCTCATCAACCGCCTGCCTCGGCCAGTTTCTCCTTGGCAATGCGCCGCCGCATTTCCTCGATCTTGCGGTCGATCGATGCGCGCACTTCATCGGCGCTGACATCGCGGGCCTTGCTCTGGCTGCTGGCGGCAACATCGCGGTGCGCGGCGAGCAGGCGGATGGCGTTGGCAAAATCGAATTTGTCGCCGTCGGCCGTCTTGAAATCGCCCTCGCGCAATCGGCGCAGGACTTCCAGTTCGAGATGCGAATAGCCTTCGGCCAGCGCTGCCTGCCACTGGCGCGCAAAGCCCAACTCCTCGCGTCGGACCTTGTAGGCGCGGCTGGTGCTGATCCCGGCCTGTGCGGCGGCGGCGGTGACGTTGGACGTAGCGGCGAGGTGATCAAGAAACACCACCCGCCATTTCTTGCTGACCTGCGCGGCTTCGCCTTCCTTCAGTCCCGGACGGATCGTGATGCGCTTGCCGGGGTTACGGGGCAT